CGGTGTCCGCAAGAACATCTTCTTCGGTTCGACCGCCTCGGCGCTGTACGTCAAGACCGCGAACGGCGAATACATCTACGGCGCATCAATGGGCTCCAGCGCGACCGTGATCCGCAGTTCCGGCGGCGGCAACATCGAACTGATCGGCCTGACCACGGCCATATGGGGTGCGCTCAACATCTCATCGACCGCCGTCAATACGGTTGCCTTCCAGGCGACGACCTGAGTTTTTCAACACCCTGAGGAGGGATTTTTATGCGTATCGCCATTCTGGGCTCCGCCCCGTCATCGCTACAGCTCGCGCCATTCGGCGATCTGCGGTACAAGATATGGGCGTGCTCGCCCGGCACGTATTCGGTTCTGCCGAGGTGCGATGCCTTCTTCGAGCTTCACCGATGGGAGCCTGGCATCGTCGGCAAGCCGCACACGCAGAAGCAGTGGTTCTCGCCCGAATACGTCGCATGGATGGGCCAGCAGGTTCGCGTCTGGATGTATCAGCCGGTGCCCGAGATTCCGAATTCGATGGCGCTGCCGGTGGCCGATCTGGAATCCAAGTACGGCACATTCTTTTTCACGTCCTCGATGGCGTGGATGATGGCCTGCGCGATGGAGGACATTCTCGAGGAGCGCGAGCAACTGGCCAGCCAAGGGCTTCCTCCGGTCGAAGACGTGATCGCTCTCTACGGCGTCGATATGGCGGCGAACGAGGAATGGGGATATCAGCGCGCCGGCTGCCAGCACTTCATCGAACTGGCCGCGACGATGGGAATCAAGATCGAGATTCCGCCCGAGTCCGACCTGATGCGGCCTTCCCCGCGGTACGGCATCGACGAGTCCGAGCCATGGATGATCAAGCTGACCGCGCGCCGTGGCGAACTGACGCGCCGGCTGGACAATGCCCGGGCGCAACAAGCCGGGTTTGCCCGCGAGGTTGCTTTCCTCGAAGGCGCGCTCGACGACCTGAACTACATGCAGAACACGTGGGTCGGAGAACGTGAGCCCCGCGTCATCAACCCGGACATTCTGGCGTGCAGCCCGGTTCTGCGGCAGGCGGTGCTGGATTCGATGGCAAGGGAAGCGAAGCCGGTTGTCGATATGGCTACCGAGCAACTCGATGGAGGCAAACTCTCGCCTACCGAGCTCATGCAACAGCAGCAGCCCGGCCGCAGAGTAATGAAGATCGGCTAGATCATGGGCGCCTTGGACGAGTACATCGAACGACTGACCGCGCTGCCGAAGGAACAGGCAGATAAGGTCGTCGCCGATGCGCTCGCCCGGGTGAAGGATCAGATGTGGATTCCGAATCCGGGCCCGCAGACTGAAGCCTACTTCTCGGATGCCGACGAACTGCTCTATGGCGGTGAGGCCGGCGGCGGGAAGACGGCGCTCGTCGTCGGCCTATCCTTGACCGCTCACAGCCGGAGTTTGGTGCTGCGCCGCACGAACAAGGAAGCCGAAAAGTTGTTCGATGATTACGCCAAGATCATCGGCCATGAGGAAGGCTGCAACCGACAGAAGGGTTGGCGGATCAACGCCAAGATCATCGACATCGGCGGATGCGAGCAGGAGAAAGACAAGCAGAAGCGCAAGGGCATCCCGCATGACCTGAAAGCCTTCGATGAACTGGTGGATTTCACGCAGTCGCAGTACGAGTTCATCATCGCATGGAACCGATCGGTCGAGCCCGGCCAGCGGTGCCGAATCGTGGCAACTACCAATCCGCCGACCAGCCCGGAGGGTATGTGGGTCGTCAAGCGGTGGGCGGCGTGGCTTGATCCGAAGCACCACAAGCCGGCGAAGTCCGGCGAACTGCGATGGTACACGACCGTCGATGGCGTCGAGGTCGAAGTCGAAGGGCGCGGACCGCACTGGATCGATGGCCGCGACGTGATCGCCAAGAGCCGAACATTCATTCGTGCCCGCCTCGATGACAATCCTGACCTGACCCGGACGCCGGACTACGCCGCGCGGCTTGACGCATTGCCGCAGGAACTGCGCGAAGCCTACCGCGAGGGGAAGTTCGATGCCTCGCTGCGTGACCAGCCATTCCAAGCGGTGCCGACCGAATGGGTCAGGATGGCCATGGGTCGATGGGATCAATCATCTCCGAACGGTGTCCCGATGTGCGCCATGGGCGTCGATGCGTCTGGCGGCGGGTCAGACCCGATGACCATTGCCAGCCGGTACGATGGATGGTTCGCGCCGATCATTGAGATCCCAGGCAAGGACATTCCTCTCGATCGCCCCGGAAAGTTTGCGGCAGGACAAGTAGTGAGCTACCGCCGGGACCGCGCCATCGTGATCGTGGATATGGGCGGCGGCTATGGTGGTCCAACCTATGAGCAGTTGAAGGAAAACGGCATTGAATGCCAGTCCTACAAGGGTTCCGAGGCCAGCGTTCTGCGAACCGCCGACGGCCAGTTGAAGTTCAAGAACAAGCGCAGCGCGGCCATATGGCGGTTCAGAGAAGCCCTTGACCCGTCGCAGCCAGGCGGCAGCCCGATCATGCTTCCCGACGATCAGATGCTATTGGCCGACCTTTGCACGCCGACATTCAAGATCGAGCGCGGCGAGATCATCATAGAATCCAAGGAAGATGTCTGCGCCAGGCTTGGCCGATCGACAGACCGCGGCGACGCTGTCGTGATGGCGTGGTCTGCCGGCCCTACCCATATCACTGATGGATCGATGTGGGCGGCACGAATCGAGGAGCGCGGTTTGAACGGTCGAAACCCTCAAGTCTTGATGGGAAGGCCCAATAGGAGATAGCCATGAGTGGAATAATGCAGCTTTTTACCGGTGTCCTTTCGACCATCTTCGGCGAGAAGGACACCCCGGCGCCCGCTCCGGCGCCTACCGTCGCACCAGTCACGCCGATGCCGACTGCCGATGATGCCGCTGTGAAAGAAGCAAAGAAGAAGTCGATTGCCGCCATCACTGCCCGGCAGGGCAGGGCAAGCACCATCCTTTCGGCCAACGACGATAGCAGTCTGGGTGCCTGATCATGGACATCAAGCAGCTTTGCGAAACTGGCGAGGGCTTGTTCTCGAAGCGGTCGAGCCTCCTGCTGCTTTGGCAAGAACAGGCCGAGAACTTCTACCCACAACGTGCCGACTTCACTGTCAGCCGAACGCTTGGCACGGACTTTGCAGCTAATCTGATGACCAGCTACCCGCTGCTGTGCCAGCGCGACTTGCAGGATCAGTTGAGCACCATGCTTCGCCCGACGGCCAAAGAGTGGTTCGAGACTACCCTGCAGCACGGCATGGAGCCCGACAACGAAGGGAAGAGGTGGCTCGAGTGGGCGACGAAAGTCATGCGCCGCGCCATGTATGCGCCGAATAGCCAGTTCAACAAGGCGATGAAGGAAGGCGACGGCGACTATTCCTGCTTCGGCCAGACCGTGACATCGGTCCGACTGAACCGCATGAGGAATGGCCTGCTGTACCGCTGCTACCATCTTCGAGACTGCGCATGGATGGAGAATGCCGACGGCAAGATTTGCGCCGTGTTCCGCAAGTACAAGATGCCGGCCCGCGAACTGGTGACCCTGTTCAAGGGCAAGGTCGATCAGAAGGTCACCGACATGGTGAATGGCAACCGCAGCCTTGAGGAAGTCGAGTGCATGCACATGGTTGTCGAGTCGGACATGTTCGACGGCGACAACAAGCGGAATATGCCGTACTGGTCGATTCACTACGACGTCCAGCACAAATTCACCATGGAACAGGTGGCGACTTGGAATCGGGAATACAACGTCGAGCGGTGGCAGACCGTTTCGGGAAGTCAGTACGCATTCAGCCCTTCCACGATCGCGGCATTGCCCGAGGCCCGTCTGTTGCAGTCCATGACCTACACCCTGCTGGAAGCCGGCGAGAAGGTCACGAATCCGCCGATGGTGGCGACCAAGGACGTCGTTCGCTCCGACATGGCGATCTATGCAGGCGGCACGACGTGGGTCGATCGCGACTATGACGAGCGCCTCGGCGACGCCCTGCGCACCCTGAACATCGATGCCAAGGGACTGCCATTCGGAATCGAGCAGGCCAAGGACAGCCGCGCCCTGCTGATGCAGTGCTTCTACCTGAACAAGCTCTCCCTGCCGCAGCGGACCGCCGAGATGACGGCCTACGAGGTAGGGCAACGGATTCAAGAATACATCCGCGGCGCCCTGCCGCTGTTCGAGCCCATGGAATCAGAACGTAATGGCCAGGTCTGTGATCTGACCTTCGAGCTCCTGTTCCGTAACGGCGCCTTCGGTTCTCCGCAGGACATGCCGAAATCGCTGTCAGGCAAGGAGATTGGCTTCCAGTTCCAGAGCCCCTTGCATGACGCCATCGAAGCCCAGAAGGGTCAGAAGTTCCTCGAGATGTCGCAACTCATTGCTGCCGCAATTCAGCTTGACCCGAGCGCGGCCGCGCTGCCCGATACACCGGTCATCCTGCGTGACGTGATGGACGGTATTGGTGTTCCGGCCATCTGGGTGCGCCCGGATTCCGAGGTCAAAGCCATGATCGAGCAGAAACAGCAGCAGGACCAGGCGGCACAACTTCTGGCCGGCATGGAACAGGGCTCCGTTGTGGCAAAGAACCTGGCGGCGGCACAGCCTCCGGGTGGATTGCCGGTGGCGGCATAACAGGAGGATGAATCATGGAAGAACCGTGGTATGACACTTGCCGGAAGCACTTTGATGCTCGCGATGAAGCTATTGCTTCTCTTGATACAGCCGTCAAGGTGATGAAAGAGGTAGCGGGGGCCATGCTACGTAAAAGGCTGGCACAAGGGTTTTCGCTTGTTGGTGATGTAGTAATCGACCATATAAGCGTGATCGAAGTAATCGAGAATCGGCACGAGCTTCTTTATCGGAAAGGAACGGCGTATATCGAAGTAAGGACCGTTGCCACACTGCAAAAAGCAGCGGCATAAATGAGCGAACAGCCCCCACAAAGGCGCAAGGCGCCGCGCAGCGAAAGCCGGCTCGAGCAGGCGGCCAATGCCTACGAATTGGCAGACGCCAGCGCGATCAAGGCCGTCCATGGCGGAACCGCAAGCCCGGAACAGCAGCAGCGCGCTATGCAATGGATCTTGCGATCCGCCTGCGCCCTTCCGGATTGGCCCTACGTGCCGAGCGACATCGAGCAGACCCATATCAATCTCGGCCGGCAGTTCGTCGGCCATCAGATCATGAAGCTGGTACAGGCTCCGCTCGGCAGCATCCGACGGCGCGAACCGAATGCTGACCCGCATGAGGGTTGAAGATTTTCACGAGGAGAGGAGTAGGCCATGAAAGTACGAGGGAAATGGTATCAACTGATGGCGCCCGAGGATGACAAGGGGGCTGGTGGCGGAACAGGCGACGGCGGTGCCGGAGATGGTGCTGGCGCTGATGGCGCCGGTGGCGATGCTGGCGCGGGCGACGATAAGGGCGCCGCGGGCGATGCTGGTAAAGGCGCTGCTGATGGCGCGGGCGCACAAGGCGCTGCCGGCGATTCCGGCAAGGGTGCGGGTGACGGCAAGGCAGCAGACAAGGACGGCTACTGGCCTGCCGACTGGCGCGCGAACATTGCCGGAACCGACGAGAAACTGGCTGCCCGCCTGAGCCGCTACAGCTCGCCGAAGGATGTCGCCAATGCTCTTGCGTCAATGCAGGCCAAGATCAGTGCCGGAGAACTTCGTTCAACCCTGCCAAAGAACGCGACCGAAGATCAGGTCAAGGCCTGGCGCACAGAGAACGGCATCCCCGACTCGCCCGACAAGTACGACCTGAAGCTGGCCGGCGGCCTGGTGGTCGGTGCCGAAGACAAGCCGCTGATCGACAACTTGCTCAAGTCCTTGCATGCCGTGAATGCGAACAGCGGTGTGGCCAGTCAAGTCGTGAATTTCTACTACGAGCAGAAGGAAGCCGAGGAAGCCAATCGCCATCAGGCCGACAAGGAAGCCGCGGCCAAGGCATCGGATGCTATGCACGCCGAATGGGGTCCGGAGTTCCGCCCGAACATGAACATGGTCGAGAACCTGCTGTCCAGTGCGCCGGCCGGCGTCGGCGACTTGATCAAGTTCGGCAGGCTCTCCGACGGCACGCCGATCATGGCGCACCCCGAGGCAATTCGCTGGCTCAACACGCTGGCGCGCGAGATCAACCCGGTCACCACGCTGATCCCGAATGCAGGAGCCAATATCTCCGGTGCCATCGAAGACGAGATCAAGAAACACGAAGGCAACATGGGCGCACCCAAGGGCTCGAAGGAATACAAGGCCTATTGGGAGGACGAGAAAGCCCAAGCGCGCTATCGCGACTTGCTCGATGCCAGAGAAAGGGCCAAGAAAAAGGCCGCATAATTCGCTTGAAATTGCGGCGAACAGCGTGTAAAAGTTCGCTGCACATGCAGACACCCCGGCAATCGAAAGGTTGCCGGCGCTGCCGAAGTACCCGAACACCAGGTAGATCGGCCCCGTCACATGCTTTTAGTCGGCCCTCGCAAGAGACACCCCGGCGCCAAGGCTGAAGCGGTCACCCCAGATCGACGGTTAATCTCAAATCGTTGTCAAGGAGACCCATCATGGCAGACACTGCCTACCAAACGCAATACCGCCAAGAGTTCATCAACGGCTTCGAGCAGCGCGTGTCTTTGCTGCGCGAGACAGTCACGACCGAAGGCGTCATCAAGGGCAATCAGATCGTTTTCGACGTGATCGATTCCGGCTCGGCTGCCGCGGTAACTCGCGGCGTCAATGGCCTGATCCCCGCCCGTGCCGACAACAACACGCAGAACACCTGCACCCTCAGCGAATGGCATGATCTGGTCCGCAAGACCGGCTTCAACGTCTTCGCCTCGCAGGGTAACCAGCGTGCCGCCATGCAGATGACCAGCATGGGCGTGCTCAACCGCAAGATCGACAGCCAGATCATCACGGAACTGAACACCGGCACCGTGACCGTCGGCGCCGCGTCGGCAACCCCGACCGTTTCGCTGTTCCAGAATGGCCGCGTCAAGCTGTCCAATGCCTCGGTGCCGTGGGACTCGAACATCACGTTCCTGTGCCAGCCGTCGTTCCTGGCCT